ATTTGTGATATCTCAGGTTTTAGATACAAGCTTAAAGATATGAAAAAAACCTGGAACGGACTCAAAGTTGGGCCAGACCAGTTTGATCCAAAACACCCACAATTAGAACCATCCTCACACATTTCAGATTCAGAAGCCTTACATGACCCAAGACCTGATACTGATGTTGAAGCAGGCGACGGTAGAGTATTTACTAGTACAGCTATAGTTGGTCGCAGCTTCCAAGGTTTTTCAATTACATCTGCTTTAGGAACAGTTACAATAACAACATGACAAAAGATCAGCTATCAACACTAATCAAAAATTATTTGCAAAATACAGAAACTACTTTTGTTGCAACAATAGACGATATTATAAAAAATGCTGAAGAAAGGATATTTGAAGAGGTTGAATTTGATAACTTTAGAAAAACAGCTACTGTAACATTTACTGCTGGCACAAAAACAATAGCAACACCAGCTGACTACGTTCTAGCATTTAGTTTTGCTGTTATAGACTCAAGTTCTGATTATCATTACTTAGATAAAAAACACCCATCATTTATTCAAGAATATGATGTAGATCCAGCAGACTCAACTAAAAGAGCCTTGCCTAAATATTATGCAGAAAAGGAAAAAGGTACTAGTTCAGCAACTTTACTAGTTGCGCCTGTACCTGATGCTAATTACAGCGCAGAGTTAAACTATTTATTTAAGCCTAATTCTTTAGTAACAGATACATCTGGCACTTGGTTGTCCAATAATGCACGTAATCTACTTTTATATGGTTGTTTGCTAGAAGGGTATACTTTTATGAAAGGTGATGCTGACATGTTGCAGGTTTATGAAGGTAGATATCAGCAAGAATTAGCACGTTTGAAAAACCGTGCTGAAGCTAGAGGGAGAAGAGACGAATATCGCTACGATTCTTTACGAAAACAAGTTACTTAATGGAAGAAATTAAATTATTAGAGGGCAAAAGTATTGCCATAGTAGCTTTAGGTGCAAGTTGGCAAGATTACAATATAGCTAAAAGCCACGGAGCTGAGTTTGACGAAGTATGGGCTATAAATGCAGTTTCTTCTGTTATAATGCACGATAGAGTATTTATGATGGATCCAGCATCTAGGTTTCTCGATACAGACGACGCAGGCAAACAAACAAAAGGCATGAGACAAGTCCTTAAATCACACAAGGGCCCTATTTATACTTGTGAATTAGATGATAGGTGTCCTGGACTAGTTGAATATCCGATAAACGAAGTAATGAAATACGGTAAATCTTCATATTTGAACAATACCGTAGCTTATGCAGTTGCATTTGCTTATTGGGCTAAAATAGGAAAACTATCCCTATTTGGAGTAGATTACAGTTATAAGGGCAATTTACATTTTGCTGAACAAGGTAGAGGGTGTGTTGAATATTGGCTCTCTAAATTGATTTCTGAGGGTGTGAGTGTAGGTATAGCTAATTCCTCTTCATTATTGGATCAAAACGAATTAGCAGAAGATAAATTATATGGCTACCACAGATTAGATGATCCTATGGTAGTATTAGAAAACAATTCAGGTAATCTGATAGCTATGAAACGTAGTGAGTATCAACAAAGAGCTGTTCCTGAACCAGAGCCACAAAAGTTTGTAGCAGGGCGACAGGACCCACCTGAACCGAAAAAATGGTAATATAAGTTATGGCTATTACATCAACACTTTGCACTTCTTTCAAACAAGAATTATTGCAAGGAGTTCATAATTTCAATAAAGCTAGTTCACCAGACACTTTCAAACTAGCTTTGTATGCTAGTACGGCTTCTTTAGACGCTAGCACAACAGCTTTTACCACTAGTGGCGAAGTAACAGGTACAAACTATACATCAGGTGGTGCAACTCTTACATTAAAAACAGGCACACCCACTACAGATGGCACTACAGCAGTTGTAGATTTTGATCCCCTCACGTTTTCAAACGTCACCTTAACAGCTGCTGGAGCCTTAATTTATAACTCTACAGACAGCAATAAAGCAGTTTGTGTAATTAGTTTTGGTAAAGATGTTAGTGCTTCGGCAAGTAATTTTACTATTACCTTCCCATCAACAGGAGCTTCCAATTCTATAATTAGATTGGCATAATACAGATATGTCTTCATTTAATAACGACCTAAGACTAAAAGAAATAGCAACAGGTGCTGAGTCAGGCACTTGGGGAACCTCTACTAATACTAATATGTCTCTAATAGCAGAAGCTTTTAGTTATGGTACAGAAGCTATTACAACTAATGCAGACACCCATACCACAACAATAGCAGATGCTTCTTCTGATCCAGGGAGATCTTTATATCTTAAATATACAGGTACACTTGATAGTGCATGTACTATTACTCTAGCCCCTAATACCGTTAGTAAGGTTTGGTTTATAGAAAATGCTACTAGCGGTTCACAAAATATAATTATCAGTCAAGGCTCAGGCTCTAATGTCACTATACCTAATGGTTCAGTTATGGCAGTTTATTCTGATGGTGGAGGTGGTTCTGCCAATATAGTATCTGTTTTAACTGATGTAGTATTAACTGATTCAGTCAAAATTACAGGCACAACACCAACTCTTACACTAGGAGATGGCGACGCAGAAGACGCTAAAATACTATTTGATGGTAATGCTAAAGACTTTCATATTGGCTTAGATGACTCTGCTGATGACTTGGTATTTGGTTTAGGTTCTGCTTTAGGAACTACAAAAATGTTTTCACTTGATGGTGCCGATACTGGTGGAGAAGTAACAATAGGTGGTACTCGAACAGGTATAGGTGCTTCAACACTTCATGCAGCAAAAGCAGCTGGTGGTAATATTATAAGTTTGTATTCAGAAGCTTCTACAGCTTTAGTTTGTGCTGATACCGATAACGGAGATCCAGTAGCTTTCGGAGCCGACAGTTCAACCAATTTTACTGTTAGATTAGGGACTTCAGCTACAGAAAGATTTACAGTTTTAAATAGCGGTAATATTTCTATTTTAACAGATGGCCAAGGTATTCTAATGAAATCACCTAACGGTACTGGGTACAAAGTTACAGTCAGCAACGCTGGTGCCTTGGTAGTAACCGCAGTTTAATATATAATCTTTCTTATGGACGAAAAGCAATTTTTAATAATAGCGTATCAACTTATTGAAGTGTCTCTCGCTAGAGGTGCTATCAAAGGTGAAGAATTAGAAGTCATCAATCAGATGAGAAATCATGTAACTGCACAACTTAAAGAAATGCAAGAACCGATTGCCGAATCTGTTGGTGAATTAAAAGAAGAAAAACCAAAACCTAAAGAGGAAAAATAATGGAATATGTATTAGTTTTAATTTTAGTAGGTATTGTTGGTTATTTGTGGGTATCCAAAAATAAACCTGAATGGTTAAAAAAATTTAAAAAATAAATAAGTGGCCAGAAAAACAGCAGCAGATGTTCATCTAGAGTTGTCTGTACATCAAAAAGAAAGTGCAGAAAGATGGAAGACTGCTTTTAACAAGTTCGTAGATATAGAGCTTGAATTAAAAGAGCTGCAACAAAAAGTTTCAGGCGGTTTGACTACACTTATAATTTTACTAGTAGGTTTAATTTGTAGTGTAGTCGCTTTACTAATAGAGGATTTAATTTTATAACTATGGAAACATTAGAAAGCAAAGTAAGTCATTTACTTAGATTGCATGAAGGTTTTGTCTCACATGCATATGAAGACTCCACTCCTGAAAAGTATCTTACTATTGGCTACGGTAGACTTATAGACGAAAGATTAGGTGGTGGTATATCTCAAGAAGAAGCTGAGTATTTACTAGCTAACGATATACAAAACTGTATTAAAATCTTATCTGCTCAAATTGAAACTTTTAACGAATTATCAGAAACAAGAAAAATAGTTCTAATTAATATGTATTTTAATCTAGGTAATAGATTATTTAAGTTCAATAATATGTTATTTGCCTTACATGCTAAAGATTACGAAGAGGCTGCAAATCAAATGTTGGACAGTAAATGGGCAAAACAAGTAAAAGGTCGTGCTAATGAACTAGCTAGCATGATGAAATCAGATATTCTGCACATATAGTCTTACATCTAGCTTATATTCTTACAAAAAGATAGAATAAGTTTAAGTATGGCTATTCAAAAATTAAGCTTTAACCCAGGTATAGACAGAGAAGGAACCGCCTACGATTCAGAGGGTGGTTGGTTTGATTGCAACTTAGTAAGATTTAGGTTTGGTAGACCTGAAAAGTTTGGTGGTTGGCAAAAGATTACCACAAATACTTATGAAGGCACTCCTAGAGCCTTACATAATTGGATAAGCAATACAGGTGAAAAATACTTAGGTTTAGGTACACATCTTAAATATTACTTAGAATTTGGTGGTACTTTTGCAGATATTACACCTACTAGAAAAACCTCTACAAACTCAATAACTTTCTCAGCAACAAATGGTTCTAGCACTATAACTGTAACAGATAGTAGTCATGGCGCTGTTGTAGGAGATTTTGTCACAATCAGTCAAGCAGTATCTTTAGGCGGCAATATAACAGCAGCTGTACTGAATACAGAACATCAAATAGTTACAGTACCAACTGCTAATACCTATACTATTACAGCTTCTGCAACAGCTAACTCTAGTGATTCAGGTAACGGAGGAAGTGGTGTAGATGGCGTATACCAAATAAATGTTGGGCTAGACAATTTTGTTTCAGGTACTGGTTGGGGTGTAAATGGGTGGAATACAGGCACTTGGGGCTCTACTAACTCTTTAACATCTGTAAATCAGTTAAGACTTTGGACACATGATAATTTTGGTGAAAACTTAATAATTAATCCTAGAGGTGGCTCTATATACAGATGGGTAGAAAGTAATGGCACAAATACAGCAGCTGTACAACTATCAACGGTTGGTAGTGCAAGCAAAGTACCAACCAAAGGCTTACAGGTTATTACATCAGAAACCGATAGACATTTAATAGTATTGGGAGCAGATCCTATCTCAGGTGGTAACAGAACAGGTGTTATTGATCCTATGTTGGTAGCATTTAGTGATCAAGAAAATGAAATAGAGTTTAATCCAACCACAACAAATACAGCAGGTTCTGTTGTATTGTCATCAGGTTCTCAAATAATTGGTGGTGTTAAATCAAGACAAGAAATAGTTATATTTACGGACACTTCAGTTTACAGTATGCAATTTATTGGACCACCTTTTACCTTTGCAGTAAACCTTATTGATAATTCTACTGGTCTGATAGGGCCTAAAGCAGCCATAACAGCGCCAGGTGGAGTGTATTTTATGTCTTACGATAGTTTTTATGTGTATAGCGGTTCAGTTCAAAAACTGCCTTGCTCAGTAAAAAATTATGTATTTTCAGATTTTGACCGATCTCAAGCTTTTAAAGTTTTTGGTTTTA